TGTTGTGGTTGAGATTGTTGTTGTAAACTAGCATATTCAGGGCTTCCATAAATAGCATTAGCTATCTCGTCATCACTTAATCCAGCATAGGTACTATAAGCACCTTGATCGGGACTGCGATGTAATAACGATTGATATACTGATTCAATAGACATAATTTACCCAAGTCATTTATTGATCCCAATAATTACTGGCTGAATAATTGTTATCATAGTTATAAGCTGCTGCTGGATCAAAATTAACTGGTGGAGGATTTCCACTATAGTCAACGGTGCTATAAGGATTATTTCCAAATAAGCTGCTAATAGTGTTGCCAGCAGAACCAAGTAAGTTAGAAAGTCCGTTAACAACATTAGAACCAGTATTAACAAGTCCACCGACACCGCCACCACCCATAAGAGCAGCAGAACCTAATGAATACAAACCACTTTGTGCTGCGGCAGTTTGAGCATTTTTAGCGTTTTGAGCAGCAATAGCATTGGTATTAGAAGCAGATGTAGCACCCAAATAATCAGGGCCAGCAACAGCAGCTTGAGTATAGGGATTAACATAATTAGCTTGAGTTGCTTGATTAAACGCACCTAATTGTTGTAATGGGTTGTTATAAGTCTGTAACTGTTGGTTAAAGGCTTGTTGATTAGCTTGTTGACCTACGCCAATACCGCCTATTTGGGCGCTGGTTAATAGATCGTTTTGTTGCTGTCCAAGTACTCGTTTAGCGTTTGTGTAGGCTTCTGTGCCTGGCACAATGCCTTGGTTAGCCAACTGAGCATCATTCATATCAGTTTGATGTTGAATCTGAGGTTGCAGTCGCTGCATAATTGCATCGCTATAAGTCTGACCAGGGTTTATACCCATACTTGGCAGATTTGTAGGATTAAAAGCGTTTTGTGTAGTTTGTCCTACATTTGTAGCTAAGTTATTAAACGAGCCTTGAAATTGGGGAGCTAAAGACTGTGTGGCGTTCCAAATAGGATTGCCATAAGCATCTGTACCTGATTGGCTATATTGAAGATTTTGATAAGGAGTAGCTTGGTTAACTCGATTGGCGGTAGTGGCTTGTTGTGCGCCTAACAAATTGCCAACAGCAGTTGCTTGAGATGATTGAATAAATGGGTCTGCCCCAGTAGAAAACTTGTTAATCGAATTCATCCCTGCGTTTAATAAACTTGATCCAGCACCCATTTTTAAGCTCCTAATTGTTTCAATGATGCCATCTGCAAAATTCAGGTCGCATCTCAAAAATCACTAAGTCCCCTTGCTCATGTGCATCAGGAATCATAGCCACTTCTTTGAAACCAAGGTGTCGGTCTAGTTTTAGGGCTTTTTCGTTGTTCCCTGCAACTGTGCCTAGTATAACCTTGAGTCCCAATTTATTAAAGGGATAATCAAAGGTTGCCCTCAAAAAATCCCTTGTCATCCAATGACTTCCAGTTGATGCAATGTGAATTTGGCATGATTTACCCACAAACCCACAATACACAACAACTGCCCTTAATTCGTTATGCAACTGTTGTCCAATACATTGGCTATCTTCTGGGGGGGTAAATTTAAGTATTTGCCCAGCCCAATCCTTTAAATAAGGTTGATTGCCAACAATAATCAGAGAACACCGCCTTTTTCAAATACATAATCCGAAGAAGCCCAATGGGTTTCAATAGTCTGAGAAACAACTTGTATATTAAGAGATGCAGCGTATCCAATACCAGTAACGCCTTGCCATACTTTGATGGTATTTAGACCACCAGACCAGTTGTTTTGATCCCATTTAGCTAAGTCCCAAACAGCAGAAGATTGACCGCTAGGGTTATATCCAATTGCTCCTAAATTGTTTTGGGCATCAAAATCAACATTAATACCCACTAAAAGCGATGGAACGCCATTACTAACTTGCAATATAGGTCTAACCATTGTAAAACGCTTTAATTGTCCAGGAGAATCAAAGTAGTTATAGGCTTGTTGTGCAGAAGCGCTAATATTGTTGCCATTATCAGAATAAACACCATAAAACTTGCCTACAAAACCATTACTACCAAAGAAAATATTAGCTTTATCATGGACTTCCCAGCAATTTGCTTCAATACCTGTAAATCTAGCCCATGATTTAGTGATCGTGTGCATCACATATTGTTCCATACCACCACTAATAGGAACATTAAGAATTAACATATTTTCAGAAGCATAATAGTTAATTTGCCAGCCAAAATTGTCATAATAAAGTGTAGCTGCTTGGCTTACAGAGTAATAAATCTTATCAGTTAAGTTAACTCTAGGATCAAGGCGGCTAGATTGCAAAGCAGAGGCTAGGGGAACTAAACCGTCTTGCGTTAACAGCAATAAATCGCCAGACCATTTAAAAAAGCATCTACGATTAAAGGTTTGACCTAATTGCCATACACCTTTTAAAGCCCATGTAGTCGCATCTGTAGGGTCTGTACCGTTATAAACGATAACCTCGCCCATACTTGTAACAAATACTGCGTAATCATCTGCTCCTTGACCTGCATCTAAAGTCCATGTTCCCATTGCTTGTAAAAAACCACCGTTACGAGCAATACCGCCAAAATCAAGTGGATTAGCAGCGCCAGAAATAGAATTTACACCTAAATACCAGCATTTAAGGGTGTTAATTTGCGTAAAATATAAGCGATTTTTAAACAAATTAACATTAACAAATGTGTTGCTGTTTACGCCTGTAATGCCTGTAACTGTATAAATACCTACGGTAGATGCTGATCCGCCTGGGTTACTTAGCATCGTATAAGTAAAGGTACTAGCGCCAGTTACGGTAATAACAAAAGTACCGCTATAAGCAGCAGGTGTAGTTCCTGATATTACGACTCGATTACCTGTTACTAAACCATGCGGTGAAGCAGTAGTAAGAGTCGCTGTAGTGGTGACATTAGTAATACTGCTAATTGTTTGAGCAGTTGAAGTTGTAGCTATAAAAGCCCAAAGAGTACCGTCATAAAGAAGTGCAGGATCAACGCCATTACAAGCTACTAAAAAGTTTCCGCCAGCAGTAGAAATATTAATGTTTTGCCATTGAGCGTTAGAAAGCCCCGTAAAGACTTCAGTTGCTGCGCCAGCATTGGTAGCATCATAAATTTTAGAACCAGCAAAAGCAAATAATTTTTGGCTTGTTGGCCCAGCATAATTCATTAAGCTATAGACTTGACCTGTAATGCCTGTAGCGTACTGAGTATAGCCTTGGCGCATTGTTACATCAGTAGGTGTCGGAAAGAAATTAACTAACTCAACCGCATCAGTTGGAGCCATTTGTGCCAACGAATCCCTAGCGTTCCAACCCCCAATAGGAGCAGGAATACTAGCGGTATTAGCTGAAAATTTCTTTGGGTCTGCCATTACGAACCATAACCAGTATCAGGTATGTTTGCATAACCGATAAGCACTTTACTTGGATATGGGGCAAAAGATAAGGTAGCAGAGCCTTTGTCATTTGCCTTAACAATACTGAGATAACGCTGATAATCTTGTTGCAACGCAGTAGTATCAAACGACTTAACTTGAAAGTATTTGAGCTTGGTATACAAGACCATGATTCGGTCATCAAAAAAGGTCGTATCAGAGTCAGCCGTAAAGCTGTTCTTTACCGTACCCATTGATGATTCTGCCCAGCCTTTAGAGCGATACTCAAAACCAAGGTATTCAGTTGTGGTCATTGGAGGCCAGATTTGGAACTGACCGCCTAGAATACGCCAACGAACCCTAGGGCCAGTTGAGATATAACCAGACTTTAACCATTGCCATTGCTGTGCATCTTCAGGGCCTAACATCTCCCAATGCTTAGTTTTATCCCATTGTGTGCGATCTGTAATGGTTTCAAAATCGTCAGGAAGATCATAAATAGTCTGACTAAAGTTAATCGTACCGCCAGTAGTTGTTGTAGAGGCCATTTGGCTCATTGTGATCTGAGTTGCTGTATCTACAGAAGATACATAGGTATCTTGATTAACTGCTGTACCTGTAATTGAATATTGACTTGTTAATCCAGTTGTTGAGGGTATACCCGTAACAACATACGAATTAGCCGTTGTATTGCCTGTTGTAGCGACATATTGGGTGTAAAAACGATACTCCTTCTCTAGCGCCTGCCAATCGTATTCCTTGGTTAATTCATACCCAGAAGCGTTCATCAAGGCTAAAACCTGTTGAACATCCTGAGAAGTATTACCAACTACGAAAGAAGGAACGGCAAGGTTTAGCTCAGCAGTTGCCTGTTGTACGAGTTGAAGCATCGTTGATGACATTTAGATTTCCTTTGCGACTCTTGGCTTACGGGGTTTTTTATCCGCAACTGCCGCAAGTATATTAGCCATTTGCTCTTGCATTTCGGCTAGTTTCGCATCAGTTTCTTGCTTGATTTTAGCATTTTCTTCCTTTAATTGGGCAAGTTCAGCGTTTCTTTGATCAATTTCTGCTGAATCGGCTGCTAAATTAAGGAATGCTTTGGCTTTATCCCTGAAATTATGGGGACTCATACCTGCTACCATGCCAATTCGTTGAAGTTGCTGATCTGAAGCATTAGCAATAGATTCTACGGTATGAAACTTGAGTCCTTTAAGTTCTTCTGATTGTGAAAGACTGACTAAAGGCCATTCACTTATTGGCGTACCTACAAAGTTTTGATCTGTGCCGACCTTATTCATGTAGTTAGCCCATGCTTGTGGGAATCGTGTTTTATGCCCTTCGTTTACATAAGTGTCAATTTCTGTAAGATTATCTCCAGGTACTAAAATCCTAATAAAATCGAACTCTTTAAAGATTGGTCTACCTTGTGCAGCAGATTCATCTTGTATTTCAACTGCCCGTTTGTAAAATTTAACTGCTAAACGGGAATCTGGGTTTGAAACATCGCTTTCTAAAGCCATAGTAATACTCCTAAGTAGTTAGGGTTAAAAAGAAAAAAGGGCTACCCTTTTGAGATAGCCCCTTGTTTACAACATCTTCAATTTTTAGACTGAAGCCTTGCTGAACCAGCCATAATCACCTGAAGCCATAGCCGTAGTTGGACTTAAATAAGTACCAGCAGAAGGCGTAGCTACAAATGTTGATGCGTTAATTGAACAAGTGGTGGTCGATGCTGTAATAGCAGCGCCAGCTTGTGCAAAAACATAACGGTTACCATCAGAGCCAAATGTTTCAGCTCCTAATGGGCCAAAAGTTGCAATACTTGTGCCAGCAGAGTTTGGATTGGTTGCAGCTAAATTAACCAAATCAACACCAGCGATAGGGAGAACGGTAAATGCCATGATATATTCCTTTCTTATCTATGGATTAGTTAGTCAAAATGCCTTGGAGGAAACGATTGCTTGTGCAAAGATTTCCAGCCCAGCCATAAAGTTTAACGATTGCATCTTGGTTAATTGACTGACGCTCGCCACCGATAGGAACGAAATTACGCTCTTTGTGTGGGCGGAAGAAAATGTAATTAGTGTTCAAGAAGAACATTGTGTTAGCTGTAGCTTGTGAGCCATAACCACCACCTAATACAACATCAGCAGATGTACCACCACCATAGAACTTCAGGCTTGCAAAACCACTTGCGCCAGCTTCATCAGAAGTAATACGCTGAATAGCTTGGAGAGCTTGAACATACAACGAGTAGAAGTTATTGTCAGCAACGATCAAGTCAGCTTTATCAGTACCACGAACTAATTGAATAGCAGTCGAGGTCATCTTAGCTTGAATGTTAGAAGCCGTTAAAGTAGTACCAGTTGTAGCCACATTGCGCCAGAAAGTCCAGTTAGCAGCGTTGATACCACCGTAAGTACCAGTAGTAGGTGTACTGCTTAAAGCTGCAGCCAAACCAGTAATGTTCTTACCGCCATTGCCTGTACCGTCAAGGTATAAGTCACCAGAAATACGGTTTAACAGACGAGCTTCAGAAACTTGCATACGACCATCTAACAGGTCAATGATTGCTTCTTTAGAGCTATTCTGTAACATTTCTAAGCCAGACATCGTTACTGAGTCAGCGTATTGCGTAATGCTGTACTGGGCAGCAGAAATGGGGCTATCAGGCGAAATTGATAATACTTCATAGCCCGAATAACTGTTAGCGTTATTGGTGCTTGGATCGTTATACATAATTTCCTGAAGGATTACATTCCCTCCAGAAAACGGTTTGATATTGCCTTTTTGTTGCAATCGTTGAAGAATTGCATTGTTTTGTGTTAAGTTATCAGCCAATT